TGACCACCCCACCCTCGCATTGGTGCGGGATCTGTTCATTTTCGCCTGCTTCACCGCCTTGTCTTTCGTGGATATGAAAGAACTCGCAACTGATGAAATAGTGGAGGTGAACGGTGAGAAATGGATATTGTCGAAACGGCACAAGACAAATGTCCCGTTCCAAGTGAAGTTGCTGGATATTCCCTTGCAGATAATCGAACGGTACAAGTATCTGTCGGAAGACAGGCTGGTTTTCGGGAAAATCAACTATTGGACGATGTGCAAACAGCTGAAAAAGGTAATGGCAGAATGCGGAATAGAGAAGCAAATCTCCTACCATTGCGCACGTCATACGTTTGGAACACTGGCTCTTAGCAAGGGGATGCCCATTGAAAGCGTGAGCCGTGTTCTGGGACACACGAACATTGTCACGACTCAAATCTATGCGAAGATAACCACGCAGAAACTTGACAATGACCTGACGATGTTCGGCAACAAGCTGAACGCATCGTTCGGAAGTGTAACCCCATAACCAAGCATAGCCATGAAACGAAGCATCATCACAACGGACGGCAACGGCAACATCACCTTGCCGACCGACATTAGCGCAACCGCCATGAGCGAATGGGAACTTTGCGACCTGTTCGGAGTAACCGCCCCGACATTCCGTGCAGGGCTGAAGGCTCTTTGCAAGAGCGGAATTTTAAGGGAATACGGGATAAGGCGAAGCATACGGGAATCCGATAATTGCAGTATGGAGGTTTACAACCTTGAAGCGATAGTAGCCCTTGCTTTCCATATCGGCACATTCGGAGCGGAACGGGTACGTAATGCCGTTCTTGAAAGACTGTACCTGCGAAAAGAGAAAGTATGCTATCTCCTTTCGCTTGTCAATTCTTCAAATGATATGTAGTAGATTGTAGATTAGATAAATAGTAGGAACGTAATGAACACCTGCTATTTATCTTTTATCGTTTTTGCTCCTCTATAAATACATCTATTTCTCCTAAATAACCAATTTCTTTAGGAAGTACGAACATATTGTTCGGATTTACATATTTTCGAAAATGGTCTTCAATATCGGAAATTTCCAAATCTTCAATGCTTGTATTAGTATTAAATCCCACAGGTTGAATATGACACAATTTCCAATTAGGCAAAGCATAACTACCTAATGGTTTGGTGTACTTGGCATTTGCCTTAATTTCTTTTGTTGCCATAAACACCATTGGTAACTCTTTTTGGCTCAACAGCTCTTTGATTTGAGATAAGGTGAACACTATCCCTTTTAGAACATTATTATACACCCAAATAGCTACGGTATTATCTGAAACGATAATCTCTCTTCCACAGGGATGCACAAAGGATTGACCTCGTTTGTTTGTTTCTTTGCGAATAATCAATGGCATATCTTTGTCTGCAATCCATTCCTCTATCAGATTATTCCAATTTTCAAGTACTTCAACATCTATCTGAGGGTTATTAGGAGAATTACGCCACAATGTACCTATCTCCTTAATTTTCATTCGGATTTCTTTCCCTACCAAATCTTTTGTGGGCATACATCTTTCTGACTGCCTATATGGTGTAGGTTGTCCCGATATTAAAAATTGCATAGCTCGTTTGGGAGGATATTTACAACTATACAATCTGCCCTCTTGATAGCTTTTGGTTTCAATAATATTTGAAAAGACACGATAGAAATCAGCTTTTGTAAACTTGAATGTTCCATCTGGAATATGCACAATAAATGAATCATTATCATTCAAAGGCTCAATCAAATCAGCCTTGAAACATAATCTACTACTTGTGTATTCTACCATATACTAACTATTCAAACTAATTATACCGCAAAGGTACTCGAAATAAACCAAATGAGAGAATTTCTTTCGTTTATAATTGTCTTGAGTTTATAGCACACATCAAATTCATCTTCCCATAGTACTTTATTCACTATTCTGCTATGATTTGCGTAGCAACTTATCCGTCAATTACTTATATTTTTGTAGCTGACATTTTTTGAACCTAAAAGTATTTGAAAATGGAAGCTAACAAAGTAACATTAAGCCATAAGCTGCCATCAGATGGTGGCATGGCAAACGAAGAATTTATCCGTGTCGGGACAACGCTCTACAAGATTGTGGAGCAACCGAGACTGAACGGAGGGTATATGAAGAAACGCATCGCATGGAACAACGAGACCCTGCGACAGGATTACGGCAAGGATTACATCGGCAGCGTTCCCAAGTATGACGGCTTCTGCACCGTACCCGAACACATCGGCTACCGTTCCGTGGTCGGCAAGTTCCTTAACCTCTACGAACCGATAGACCACCGACCGCAGGAGGGCGATTTATCGCATATCCAATCTTTGGTACGGCACATCTTCGGGGAACAGTACGAGTTGGGGATGGACTATCTGCAACTGCTCTACCTGCAACCGATTCAGAAGTTGCCTATCCTGCTGTTGGTGTCGGAAGAACGCAACACGGGCAAAAGCACCTTCCTGAACTTTCTGAAAGCCCTTTTTCAGAACAATGTGACTTTCAACACCAACGAGGATTTCCGCAGCCAGTTCAATTCCGACTGGGCTGGCAAGTTGCTTATCGTGGTGGATGAGGTGCTGCTCAACCGCAGGGAGGATAGCGAGCGGTTGAAGAACCTCAGCACCACACTTTCCTATAAGGTGGAAGCCAAAGGCAAAGACCGTGACGAGATTGCGTTCTTCGCCAAATTCGTGCTGTGTTCCAACAACGAGTATCTGCCCGTAATCATAGACGCAGGGGAAACACGCTATTGGGTGCGCAAGATAGACCGCTTGCAGTCCGATGACACCGACTTCCTGCAAAAGCTGAAAGCGGAGATACCCGCCTTTCTTCATTTCCTGCAACACAGACAGCTATCCACCAATAAGGAAAGCCGGATGTGGTTCAACCCCACATTGCTGCATACAGAAGCCTTGCAGAAGATTATCCGCAGCAACCGTAACCGGTTGGAGATAGAGATGCACGAACTTGTCCTTGACATCATGGACAGTGTCGGCACGGATACATTCTCTTTCTGTTACAGTGACATTCTTCTTTTGCTGGTACACTCACAGGTAAAGGTGGAGAAACACCAAGTCCGAAAAGTGTTGCAGGAATGTTGGAAACTGACCCCTGCGCCAAACGGACTGACTTATACCACCTACCTGTTCAACTGCAATCGGGAGTGTCGGTATGAGCCGATAAGGAGAGTGGGACGCTTCTACACCGTCACAAGGGAGCAACTTGAATCCCTGTAATATTATCATTTTTCTGTTGAATTGTTGAATATGGGTATAAATACACTGACAATAAACGATATACATTCTCAACAAAATCTCAACAAGCCAAAAGAGAAGTTGAGAGACCACCGACACCCGTTTGTTGATTTCTCTTTTGGCGAGTGGTTTGTTGAGAAGATGTTGAGAGGTTACGAGGCTGTATATAAATATATTACATTGACAATTCATCAAATCAACAAATTTTCATCAACTTCAAAACCGTATGTAATATGACAATCCAAGATGTAAAGCAAATCAAACTGGCAGACTATCTGCAAAGTCTGGGCTATACGCCTGTAAAGCAACAAGGCAAGAACCTGTGGTATAAATCACCGCTACGGGAAGAAACGGACGCATCGTTCAAGGTAAACACTGAGCTTGAAAAATGGTATGACTTCGGCATCGGCAAAGGCGGAAACATCCTCGCATTGGCAGCGGAACTTTACTATTCGGAAGATGTAGCCTATCTGCTGAAACGCATAGAGGAGCGGACAGCATACATCCGCCCTGCATCGTTCTCTTTTGGCAGACAGCATTCTGACAATCAGCCTTATCAGGGATTAAGGGTTGGTGAGTTGTCCTCTCCTGCTCTTATAGCCTATCTGCAAGAAAGGGGAATAAACATCGGACTTGCCAAAAGAGAATGCAGGGAGCTTCGGTTTATGAATGCCGACAAACCCTATTTTGCCATCGGCTTTCCGAACATGGCAGGAGGATATGAAGTGCGCAACAGATACTTCAAGGGATGTGTCGCCCCGAAAGACATCACCCATATCCGACAGCAGGACGGACAACGATGTATGTGTTACCTGTTCGAGGGGTTCATGGATTACCTCTCATTCCTTACCATCCGAGTAAGAAACAATCCGCAACACCCGCGATTGGACACACAGGACTATGTCATACTGAATTCCGTTTCCAATCTTGCGAAAGCGGAAAGCTTATTGGAAACCTACACCCAAATCGGCTGTTTCCTTGACAACGACACGGCTGGACGGAGCACCTGCAAGAAGCTGAAAGAGAAGTTCGGGGAACGGATGCTTGACAAGTCAATGTACTATCGTGATTATAAGGACTTGAACGACTACCTGTGCGGTAAGCCCTTGTCCCAATCGGCAGAGCCGATAAAGGAGAAGAAGCAAGTCCAATCCGCAAGGCGGATGATGCAGCCACCGAAAAAGAAAGGGGGATTTCATCTGTAATATGCACGTCCGCTCTCCCAAGGTATTTAGACAGAAATACCATAGCTCAATAGGGCGTTTTCTTCACGCATTACTCCGTAACGCTAAAAACACCCTATCGAGCCAAAGGGAAATCCCTTTGGAAACCCTGTGCAAACGAGGGCAGAAGCCAAACTCGTTTGGATTATGCCGAGTGCTGCAATGGTTCATTTGCATAATAAACCCTGTGAGCCGATGCCACAGGCAGAGAGAAGAAACATAACGATAACCGCAAAAACAGTAATGATATGGGATATTTTTCATTGGACATTAAGAAGGCAAAGGGTACATCGGACACCACGCAGTCCGACCATATAGAGAGAAAGATAATACCTAAAAACGCAGACCCGACAAGAACACATCTGAACAGGGTGCTTGTCGAATACCCTGATGGCGTTCACGGCAGGGATGGAGCGATTGCCCACAGGCTGAACACGGCAGGCATCAGACGGAAAATCACGCACGACCAAGTCCGTGTCGTTCGGGTGGTTTTGTCGGGTACGCACGAGGACATGATGAACATACAGGAAAAAGGAAAGCTTGACGAATGGTGCAACGACAGTATCCAATGGCTGCAAGCCACATTCGGCAAAGACAATGTGGTTGCCGCACATCTGCACATGGACGAGAAGACTCCGCACCTCCACGCAGCCGTTGCTCCTATCGTGACGGGTGAACG